TTCTTTGAAATCATAAGACCTGATATTATTGATTTAGGATTTGTATATGAGTAAGGTAAAAAATGAACATTAAAAAAATAGATCAAAATCCAACAATAGCAGATCAAATACTATTTGAGTTTATATGCCCAGATAGTAAAAATTGTCTTCTTCAAGATCCATACAAAGTAGATAAAGTTGTAATATATTTTATTGAAAGAAGCTTCATAGATTCTACTGTCAATCAATATTTAGACAATTTCTATGACAAGGGAAAATTTGCTGCTTATAATATAGCAGAAAAAATCGCTTGTGATAACCCAACCGAATCAAATATTTTTGCTGCTAAAAAAGCCAAGGCAGAACTCGATAGCTCCACTTTAGAACAAACATTTTATTATAAAGAAGCTGCACCAGTACTTGTTATAGGTAGTCCAGAATATCCAGCTTGGCTATCAACAGATCAAAATAATGCTCTTATAAAGCATGAAACAGAAGATCCTAATGGTAATACCATATATGGTAGTTTTACATATCTTTGGGATACGAATGGTTATAGAGAGGGAGATTATTTCATCTGTATAACTTGGACTCCAATTATTGCTGGAGATTCGTTATCGAGTCATAAAAAGTTTTATATTGCTGGCGATACATCAATAAATACTGTGATACCGAGTCACTTTACCAAACCAGAGAAGTATAAGACAATTCTTGAAAAATATACTCCAGAAATTTTTAAAATGAGGATGAGTCCATCTGATGTAACTCCAGAGACTTTAGAAAAATTGAATCTTTCTGTTGCTGATGGATTTACTGTTTTGGAAAATTATGCAAATCAAATTATTGATCTATTTGATGCAAATGTTTTAACCGAATCATTTTTACCATATTTGTCAAATTTGTTTTCATTAAAGTTAAAATCAAATGATCCATATCTTTGGAGAAGACAAATAAAAAGGGCTATACCATTATTTAAAAAGAATGGAACTATTGGTGGATTAAAAGAATCATTGGAGCAATCTGGAATAAAGTTTATAAAATACACAAGATTATGGCAAGTCATATCGAATCACACTTGGCAAGAAATATTTGATTATTCTGGTGATAGCGATACATGGTTTTTAGAAAAAATTGCTTTGCCTTTAGATTTAGATAATTTTGAATTATATTACAGGGCAGTAGATTCAGATGAATGGATTGAATTAACTTCTGATTATGTTGAATTTGGTTTTTCCGAAGGATTTTCTACTGTTACATGGATTGGAGAATCATTATCAGTATCTCCAATTTCTTTAAATGTTGGAGATGCAATAAGAGTTATATATAAATACAAAGAAATTATGTCTGGTGGCGAGCAGTCTATAGAGAACTATATTAGAAGCTTACAATTATCAGACTTAAGAGATGAAAGGCAACAAGAATATCCTTTAAAGAATTGGAATGTACGATTGATCGAAGAAGGAGATCCTTTGTTTGATGTTGTGCTTCCAACAAGAAATTTATTTCATGATGATGTTATATTTGGAAAAGTAAGAACTGAATTTCCTTACAGTGAAAATATTTATAACATGGAAGAATACAATGGATCGATTAGAAATTCAAAAAATCCATGTGATATAGACAAAGATTTCTTAGATCCATGCTTTAGTAGTTTGAGTAGCAAATACAATATTGATTTAGAAATAGAATCATTAAGCGATGATAGAATTATAGAAGCTTCTGAAGTTTTGAAAGAAAGTCTTCCTTTTCATGCTGTGTTAAATGTTATGAATGTTTATGGTGGATTCACAGAATTAATTGAATCTCCTCAAGAAAATATAGAATTTCTTGTTAGTTATTCTTTAAGTGAATTTGTTGTTAGTGGACAGGCTCAAAACTATTTTAATAGAGCCATGAGAAGAGGATTAACAGACGCAAAAGTTTTAAGAGACGAATTAGCAAGTTCTGTTGCAGTACACACTAGTTCTGGGGTTGCATATAACGACAACATAGTTCTTTATTGCGGAGATATTTTCTTTGATGCTTTAGGCATGAGAAATGATGGTTCTACAATTTTAAATATTTTAACTGGATCTTTGTCTGGCGAATATTTTGTTGAGAACCCATTTAAAAATTCAGTAGAATTAATTTCTGTAACTGAACCAATATCCGAAACAAACACTTATTTTTCTTCAAGGCTTTCCTTAAGTCCAAAAGTATTTTCTTTTAATCTTTCATGTCCAATTATAGAATCTGTTGGAAATTGTAACATTTATCAAGATAATTTTTATGAGTTTTCTGACAAGGAAAATAGTTTTAAATCGTTTAAATCATTATGGGATGTGAATCAAGGATATACTACTGGATCTTGGAAAATAATAATACCTTTGTATTCTCCTACTGCATATAGCATCATAGATATATTACCAAATGGAAATATACAATTGCAGGACAGTGGAACCTTGCCATCATCTAATGCCAGTGATTTATCTTATACCGCATACGATAAAGACAATAATGTTATATTCACTGGTAATTATGGGTCTTTATCTGTTAAGTCAAGGGGTAGAACTCAAGTTTTGAATAGTGATTTACAAGACATAAGAAAAGTGTTTAAAGTTGGGAATTATCAAAAAATATCATCAGTTGAATACAAAGTAATGGGTTTTGTTCCAGAAACAGTAGACCAATTTTATATAGAAAATTATACTGGTGGTGATTCAATTGGAGTTTTATTAGATGTTTATTTTAGATTAGCAGATAATCAAATGGGATATCTAAGTCACAAGGGATTAAAATTACAAGCTTCTAGCAACTTGGAATTATCTTTAGAAATTGCAAATGGGGCAAATAATTTAGTTGCAGTTCCATTAGAAGACAATCATTTTAAAGAAAATTATTTGATTGATATAAATGATAAATTGTATTTTATGGCAGAAATTAATGGAAGTTTGATAACATTAAATGGTCCAGATACTTATTGGGAAACTATTTCTGGTGGTGGAACTTCTGTATCTTTTACAATATATAGATATTTAAAGACAGAGGACATAACTATTCCAACACAGCAATTTGATCTTCCACAGGCTACATTTAAAACTTTAGATCGTAGAGGTTCAGAAGTAACCTACACAGAAGAAGAAGTGGTTACTCCTTTAAATTATATGTCTACAAAAAAACCTGATAATTTTGTAGAATCTTTAAATCAAGATGAAAGAATTGAGTTTACAATAGAATATAAAGATGGCAAAGAAGAAAAAGGAAAATTATGAACAATATACATGAACCAGTGAAAGTTATTGGTACAGTCCAACGAATAATTGAGTATAAAGATGGAACTAAAGAAGTATTTGAATATAATAATACAGTTCTTCGCAATGGTCGTGAGGCATTGGCAAGAAGTCTAGCTAACGATGTTTCAGATATTTACGAATACTATATCAACCGAATGTTGTTTGGCGATGGTGGAACATCTGGCGGAACTTTTAAAACGGTTGAAACTCAAAGAAATGGATTGTTTGGAATTACAAGAGCGAGCAAACCAGTTATTAGTACTGTTGATCCTAACATTCAAACACAGGTTGTATTCACATCAGTTCTTACATTTGATGATGCTAATGGTTTTGCGTTAAACGAAATGGCACTTCAAATGGCAAATGGTGATCTTTATAGTATGGTTACATTTGCAGATCTCAACAAAACTTCGAATATACAAGTCACATTTAACTGGCGTTTATCATTCGTCTAAAACATGGATATAAGATTTAAAAATGGAAAAAAAATTACGAATTTTAAAAATTAAAGACACAGAAAAAAACAAAGATGTTAATTTATTAGTTTTAAACAATGAAGTATTTGATTGGGGTTTAGATCAAGAATCTTTAAATAGAGCTAAAAAATTAATTGAACAAAAGCCAGACATGAAAGAATCTGTAATCATGTCTATTTTAAATCATTTCTCAGAATGTTTTTCAGATTTTTTGGGAAGAAAAACTAATTTGGAAGAAATTCTAAATTCAATAGAAAAAGGAATCATACAATGAGTTCTAATTTTTTATATCATGAAAATGATACTAGATTTTACATCAATGATTCTAAAATGAAAAATGCTGGTAAAGGTCTTTTTGCAAAAGAAAAAATTTTTAAAGGTGACAAATTAATGATATCTGGGGCTTTAGTTGAAAAACAAAGTTCCTCTGATATATGCACAACATATGCTAATTGTTATAAATTTGCAGCCAGTATTAGCAATCTTAAGGATGGAAAAATTGATTGTGGTCAATATTTTATAATTCCTCTAGGTTATGCAGCTTTGGTCAATCATAGTGATGAAAATTCTAATAATGTCGAAATAATATATCTTGGCAACAACGAAGCTGCATATGTATTTTTAAAAGATGTAGAAAAAGATGAAGAAATATTGGGAAATTATGGAGAAACTTGGAATGCGATGATCGAATGGTCTAATGATCAGCTTGGAACTGAAAAGGTAAAAAAGTTAATTTGGGAAAGATTTTTAGATTTGAATTTATATGAATTAGGAGAGTTGCGATGAATCATTGGCTTGAAGAAGATAAGAAAAATAAAATAAAACATAAAGAAGAGTACAAAAAAAATCAAAAAGCTTGGAGATATCAAGTTATCTTGTGGAAATCTTTAAAAAATTTGTCTGCTAAAAAGCCTATATAATTTTATGCCAGATTTATCAAAACTACCTGTTCCACAATACTCTCCATTACAACCATATCATTGGGAATTTGACAATGTGCCTATCAATAACTTGGCACTAAGAGATGAACTAATAAATGGCGAATTAGAAAAACATTCAAGAATATTACGCTTAGGTGCTGGAACACAAGGTAATATGGCGAATAGAATGGATCAGTCAATTGATACTAATGGCAACCTCAAAGACACGGCTATAGACGAAGCATTACATTCAATTGCCGAACACACTGATGCATCTAAAGAAGTTGACAATGCCGAATTAGATTACATCAATAATACACTAGGGCTTGAAAGTGTTGTAAATCCAGTATCTTTTGTTAGAATGCTTGATGCAGAAAGATCAAAGCTTTCTTTAGTTGCATCTAATGCGACTGATATTAGATTTCAAGTTCAGACTCCAAGTGCGATTGTAACTATAAATGAAGGAATTATTTCGCTCGAACAATCCAATTCTGTGGCTTGGGATTTAACTCCTCCAGCCAGTCCAGCAGCACCATATATTTTAAAGCCAGTTTTGAATATATCTACAGATTTTGCTCATAATCATTATTATGATTTAGAGCCTATAACTGTTGATTATCAAAATTATTTAGTAACATCAGTAAACACTCCTTATATCGAAGGAAGTTTAAGGGTTTATATTAATGGAATTAGAATCAATAGCGAATATGATATTTATGCTCCAAATTATTTGCCAAGTTCAAGCTGGCAATTGAATCGTTTTACTCCTAATCATTTAAATGGCACTTTTTCTCTTGCAAATCCTCTAAGTTTAAGCGATATTGTTAGAATAGATTTTAACATCTCGCTAATTTAGAGATTCAAATGTACGATTATAAAAATTTAAATTATGGTTATGTAATAATAGCCCCAGAAAATGACCCTAAATTGGTCAAAATAACTGCTTCTTCCATAAAAGCTAAGGAATCAGATGCTTCGATAATTTGCATCACAAGACATGATATTGATTCGGACTCTGAGAAAGAAATAAAAAGCATTTGTGCGTGTTTCAAAGGACAAAACACATATACATCATTATTGACAAAAGGTATGGAAAATTGTCCTTCTGAGTGGAATCTTTATGTTCTATCTGGTACTTTTTTTGAAAATAAAAT